TAGATTGCTTCTAGCTACTCCACCCTTAGAAGATATAAGAGACTTTAATTGATCGATACTAGCCATTTATTTTTTTCCTTGAATCACGATAGACATTTGCGCCAGTCGATTTTTGCCAATCAGCGGTTGGTAAGAATGTAGCAATTTCCCATTCAGGCGCTGGAACTCTTGCTAATCTACTTCTTACTTGTGCTGTCAAATAATGCTTTACACATGGTTTGAAATATTTCATTCTACTAGTTTTCTTTACTAACTCATATGATATTCTAAAGCGAGTGTCATCTGTGTACATTTTATTAGACGCAATTTCTAAGAGAGCATCTAAGAATTTAGCTCTTAATATAGGTGGTAAATAGTGCAGGTTCAACCCCAAGAAGCCGCCAGGTGCGCTCTCAATGACTATGACTAATGGAAACGAATCATAGTATGGTAACTTATCCTTATGTTTCGGATCATAGAAGAACATGTACATATCACCAATTACGGATCTATTCTTTAGCTCTACAGGGTCTTCTCTCATCAGCGCATTGCGATTTACTCGGCGCATTTGCCGACCTTTTTGCCTAAACCAATCTCTAGACTCTTGTGTCCTAGGAGTAATACCGGCTCTGAATGCTTCGAATTCTAGTGTTTGAAATAAATTTGACATAAACCTATTTATATCCCATTTTAGGGTGTACAAAACTGAAAAATAGTGTATAATAAAAGTAACAGCTTTGTAGAGGGTGTGGTACCATCATTTCTTTTTGGGTTTTAATGGCTTCAAAGGTTTAATGGTTTTCTTAGGATTGGGTAATAGTCCCATTTTTTTAAGAGTATTCTCTGTCCATATTTCGAAACCATATCCATTATCATCCGCATACTTCTTAGCAGCATTCCATTTATTCATATTTTTAACGTATGTCATACCTTCGGTGATATAACGTTTTGTCTTTCGGCCATTGAATGTAGGAGGCCGGGTTTCTTTATCAGGTTTAATTTCAACTAATGTTGTTTTACCTGACTTATATATTATCTTAAGATCCATAAAATATCTATGGTACTTTTTATCAACCTCATAGAAATAAGGTATTACTGTTTCTTCACTAGACCAACCTTTTACTTCAGGGTTGTTATCACACCATTTAAAGCAATGACGTTCCCACATTGATCTGAATACAACTTTATCAGGATCACCTTTGTATTTTGATCTGTTCTTTACTTTATATCTACCAGAATAAGCCATGAATAACCATATAAATAATGCTAAGTTCATTATATTTATTAAGGATCTAAAATGGGACCAGCAGGCCAGACATCGTATGAAGATACTGTACTTTCTGACGCAGTAAATAAAACTGTATCTGAAAGTAGTAATATTAAACATAGATTTCCAGTGGAGCATCAAGGTGATTACGAGGGGTCTATTAGTTTTTATGCCTTTGAAGAAGACTATATAGAACTAAAAGATATTGAAACAGGTATCATAAATCTAAAGAAAAAAGAAACAGAAAAACTGACTGCCACTGCAGATGAACAGGCTGATATCCGCGGAAATGATGTCGCTCTAACGGATATCAAACCAAGAAAATTTAAAGGCGATCCAAAAGGGGCAGTATCATTGTATTTACCAGCTTCATTACAATTCGCAGATGGTATAGAGTACTCAAATACTGCAATTGGTGCCCGTGGAGCGTTAGCAGAGCAAGGTATAGCGAACTCTGGTTCTGCAGGAGCTATAATGGCGTCATTAGGAGATTTACCATTACTTGATATTATGAAAAATGGAGTTACTGGGCCTGCAGGTCAATTAGCTTTACAAAGAGTGTTAGGAAAAACACCAATAGTCGGTGGTGAAAATATTCAAAATGTAGCAGCATTAACATCCGGCCTGACACTAAATCCTAATTCTAGATCATTGCTTAGAGGCGTAAATACTAGAACATTTAGATTTACATTTAATTTAATTCCAACTAGTGTAGATGAGTCTAGGGCAATTAGAAACATCATTAAATTCTTTAGATCTGCTATGTATCCTGATGATATAGGCGGTAAGCAAGGCGCAACTATTGGTTATAAATTTCCACATAAGTTTATAATTAAAATGAGATATAAAAAGAAAACGGTTGCAACCGGTATTTTGCCTTGCTTTTTAGAAAATTTCGAAACTAACTATAACCCTAATACGATGGGTATGATGAGCGATGGTAGTTTTCCAGAAATTAACATTTCTATGGGATTCAGAGAAGAAAGAACATTGCGGAAAAAAGATATCGATGGTGGTTATTAATGGCTTATTTTAAGAACTTTCCTTTAGTTGATTATACATTTGGAGATGAGATAAACACATCTTTATTCCAAGATATATCCACGTATATTGATTTAATTGACCAAGTGGCTAATGATGCTTCGTACTATGAGTATTATAACATTTTAGATAATGATAGGCCCGATATTGTTTCTTACAAACTGTATGGAACCACTAGATACTATTGGACGCTATTTTTATTAAATGAATCTCTTCGCACCCGAGGTTGGCCATTAACTAGTAAAGAAATGGAAGAAAAAGCATCAAAACTATATCCTAATACTGTGCTTACAACTGAAGAAGAAATGCATGATTATTTTCAAATTGGCCAAACAGTTGTTTCAATAGACGATGATGTAATTTCGATATCAGATCTTCAAAGCGGTATTACCAATGGAACTATTTGGAAAACATATGATGGCCGAGGTACTGTAATATCCCGCAATTTAGATTTAGGACAAATTGTAATTCAAGATGATACTGGAATAGATGAAATTACACTTACTAATGCTGGTGGTGGTTACTTTAGAGATCCTATAGTAACTATTACTAATGGTGAGGGTTCAGGCGCTTCAATATCTGCTTCTGTAGATGTATCAAACAATGGATTCATAGGAGAATTAACGCTTATTAACAGGGGTGAAGATTTTACATCTAATCCTTCAATAACAATATCAGAGCCTGATCTAATTAATTGGAGCACGTTTGCTACTAGCTTAAAGCAGTATGTAGATACTGGAAGCGCAGCTGATTCTGCATATACAAATTTTATTATTGCTACTTCTGGCAACTATCAGTACGGAGATATTAATAATGATGGATCAATTGATTCTGACGATTTAACAATTATTGATAATTATGTTCTTAATCCTTCTTCTATAGAAAACTTGGATAGAACTTGGTTAGAACAAACCGTTAAGTCAGAAATATTAAACAAAAAAGATGTAGTCCCTCAATGGTTTCCAGGTGGTAGCTATGCAAACATTAATGCTACTGCCACGGCTACTACATATTATAATACTAATAAAAAGTTCGACGGAGCCATTTACATCTTTACTGCTGAAAACACAACTTCACCTGATATTAATAATTGGCAAGTAGCAGATGTTAGATTCAATAAAGTTTTAGTAAAAAGCTCAAATGCTCAGATAAACGCTGTACACCATTATGAAGATACTAATGGCAATTGGGTTGATATAAATCCTTTTCTTCAATCTGGAAATAATTCTTCTACTTTAAGTAAAACACCTGTCACTTATTTAAATAGATTAAAAGAACAAAACGAAGACAACAGGCGCATTAAAGTTCTAAAGAGCTCTATTGTCGAACAAGTGTTTACAGAATTTAATAGTCTTTTGAGAAATAATAATGGCTGACCGATCAAATCAAATGCAGTCTGCAGAAGATTTTCAATTACTTGAAGTTTCTTTATATTCTGATAGACTCACTAACACAATTAATATAACAAATCTGGTAGCCGAAATTAATATTTTCGAGCAGCTAAATCAAATATTTCTAACAGGTAAAATTACTATCTTAGATGATAATAATGTATTTGAAATAGTGAATATACAAGGTACAGAACTATTAGATATAAAATTAAAATTACCTACTAGTGATTCTGCTGTCATTGAAAAAACATTTGCTATCTTGAATGTAGATAAAATTATTAAAACAAACGATCATGCGAATGTATTACAGTTATCATTACGTGAAGCCAAAGGTTATTATGCAGATTTATATAAGTTTAGTAAAGCATATGATGGTGCTGGTGAAAGTATAATTCAAAAAATTGCACAGGACCAATTAAACACTGCAATATTTGGTTTTGACTGGAGAGATAATAATAGAGAACCTCAAACATTCCAGCGTTCTTTACAAAAACGATTTCGTTATATGGTTCCTTATAGTACACCTATAGAAGCTATAAAAACTGTAGTTAATAAAATGACAACGGGCGTTGGAATGCCGTATTTTATAAGCTCGGCATTTTTAACTGATGATTTAATATTGCGAGATCTTGAAACAATATTATTGGATCCTTCTTTTAATGAAAAAAGGCCTTTTGTATATTCACAATCGGCTACACAATCAAAGTCTCATGAACAATACGCAATATCTAAATTTGAAGCTTCTAATGTTGAAGATACATTATTATTATCACAACTTGGAGCTATAGGATCTTCATACAATATAACTGAATTAAGATCTGGTAAGACAGAAAAAACTAGATTAGATATGAACATTGTTTTTGATAGATTAAAACAACTTAAAATTATAGATAAAGAAGACGAAGCATTTATTGATAATTTTCTACAACCAGAAAAGTTTATTCTTGGCAAACCTTTACGGCAACAAAATACCGAAAATAAATTAGGCGACTTTAATAGTAAAATATTTGATGATATATCAGGTGATACTTATGAAGAAGATGTTTTAAATTATACAGAAGAAAACTATATTTCTGATTATAAATTAAGACCGATTAGCCGTGCTATAAAAAATCATCTCTTAAAGAATACAATTGATATTACACTTCCTGGATTAGAGTTTTTAATTGCCGATAATATAAAAACATCGGTAGGCTATAAAATAAATGTAGAAATTTTTAAGTCTGATATAAATGATCTTTCTAAGCAAAATTCTAAACTTTCTGGAGAATTTATTATCTTAGCTAAACGCCATATCTTTGATTGTACGGCGTTTAAGCACAAAGTATCTTTAAATTGTGGTAGAATAACAAAACAACAGGAAATATAAATGTTAACGGGCAGTGATTTTTACGGTGATAACACGCGTTGGTTTGTGGCTCGAGTAGTCGACTCTCGTGATCCTGAAGCCAGAGGAAGAGTGAAAATTTCTATTAAAGGTATTCATAGCGAATTACAAAAAGATATTCCAGTTATAGCTTTACCATGGGCGCATACTATGGTTCCCACCACAGAGGGAGGCAGCTCAGGTATTGGCAAATTTGCACAATTAGTAGAGAATGCTTTAGTATTTGGCGTTTTTCTTGATGGAAAAAATTCACAATTACCACTAGTATTAGGATCTTTAAATCAAATAGAAAAACCAACTGTTTCTCAAGATTATAGACCTGATAATTCTTATTATTCTGAATCTGGCAATAAACAAAGCCCTATACAAAATAACCCTGCCGGTTCTATAGATGACACTAATAACTTAGATGAAGATGGTAATCCTTTAGCTCCTAATGAAGCTCAAGTAAGTGATAATGGAATAGTATTGTCATCAGCAACAATAAGTACCGGTGATGTAAATCCTACTAGAGATTCTCGCCGTTGGTCAGCGATGAACTTTTTCACAGAAAATGGTTTTACTCCAGCTCAAGCAGCAGGAATAACTGGAACCCTAGAAACAGAAAGTGGTTTTAATCCTACAATAGTTCATAAGAAGACTAATGCTAACGATACTGAAAAATCACAAGGTATAGCTCAATGGAATCCTGATGCTTTTAAGGGAGGCGGACGGCTAAGACAATTACAAAACTTTGCATCATACACTAATAGAGATTGGAGAGTATTTACTACTCAATTGATGTTTATTATGCATGAACTAAAAGGCAAAAGTTTAGGAAAAAACGATGCAGCTAGTGAATATAAAACAGCGTACATTCAGTTAAAAAGAGCTACACAATTTACAGGTGGTCAACCGCCGGTAGGACAAGAGCAGTTTTCTAATAATGCAACATATATATTTCATAGAAAGCATAGCGGAGGTGGATATCCACCAAGAAGTTGGATAGCAGCTAGTTTACATATTCGTGAAGCAAATGCGACTAAGGCTTGGAAAGAATTTACCAATAGCCCACGATCTTAATTGGAAAAAAATAATGGCACAACTCACAATAAATCTTAACAACTCTTTAAAATCTATTTTGAATAACAACATTTCTAGTTTTTCAAAAGGGCAATTAGATTTAATTAATAGAAATTCAGCAGCTACAGTTAGTACACTAGGAATTACGTTAGGCCAAAAAGTAAACGGAGTTTTACCACTAAGTCAAATTGCTGATGATTTAACACCTTTAGCTGCTTCAAGCGTCACTAGTGTTGTATCAAAAACTGCTATTGCCGAAGTTACTAATAGCGTTCCAGGTTTTAATTTAAGTGCGCCATCAGTTATTATAGGATCAGCAGCACCTGAAGCTTTAGCAGCTGCAATGAAATCAGCTGGTGCTAAAAAAACAGACATAGTTTCAAACTTAAATTCATTACAGACTTCACCTTCCTCTTTTATGGATGATATAGTTGAATCAAGTTTAACTAATACACAATCGTTTTTAACTAGTTCTATCACAAATAGTTTATTTAATAGACAAAAGTCAATCCTTAGCATGATTGATAATGGTGTTGGAAATGTACTGGGCGATATTTTAGAACAAAATGCATTAAAAATAAATACAACCATAACATTGTTAGCCGTAAAATCATCAGGCTTAGTTGATATTCCGCCTGAAGTGAGAAAGAAAATTGTATCAGCAATATCAAATAAAAATTTAGATGAAGCTGCTAAGCTGATAGGAATGTATTCTGATAAAAGTTTTAATGAAATAAAACAACAATTAGTAGCACTAGATATAAGTATTAATGCAGCTGAAAAAGAAGAACTCACTACTGTAAAACAAAAGTATGCAACTCAAGCTTCATCTTCAACTGGTAAAACTATTAAATCCACTGAGGTCCGTGATAATAACTATCCATTAGTTGCAACTGAAGAAGAGTTAATGGTTGAATTAAAAGACATTCAGAGAGAAATCACCGAATGTGTTATTCAATGGACCGAAACGGCAAAAGATCAAAATTTAACTGCAAGAGATTTTAACGATTTATTAAGTGAACAAGATAAGACAATACCCTATCACTATTTAATACTGAGAAATGGTAATTTACAGCGCTGTAGACCTTTAAAGGACGTAGGCGGAGCATTAAATAATAGTCATGAAAGTTATTCTATTCAAATTGCTTTTGTTGGTGGCATAAACGCTAATTCTCGAAATAAAGACTATGCCCAATATCTTTCAAGTGATTCTTTTACATCAGAACAATTTAAAACGTTTGATACCTTTTTAAGAATATTATATGGAGGATATCCTGGAATTCAAGTATTAGGATTAAATTCTATAAATGTCAATGAAAAAGCTCCAGGGTTTTCGGTAGAATCATACATTGCATCAAAATTTAATAAGCATAATATATCTGATGATTTTTTAAATTCAGGACCACTAACTAGAAAACAATTAATTGCTAAGAGAATATACGATGACTGAGAATACTAAAAAAGAAAGACAAAATATAAACGCTTCTACTGATTTGTCATTTGGAACAGCAATTCAAAATAACATTGACCAAAATGCGTTGTTTCCGAAAGTAGAACATTGGAATTCCAGTAATCTTAACTTTGCTGCTCTTGGAAGCACGTACAATGAATTATATACAGGTGGAAGTTATGCAGATTTACCCCTATCTATGGGTTCTCCTGTAGAAGCGAAGTATCCTTTAAATCAGGTTCAAGAAACACAATCAGGTCATGTGATTGAAATTAACGATACTCCATCAGGTGAAAGAATTTTAATTAATCATAAAGAAGGTTCAGGTATTGATTTACGCCCGGATGGTACAGTAATAGTATCATCTAAAGGATCAAAAATAGAAATTAGTGGTGATGATCAAACGGTTATTGTTGAAGGTAATGCTAATTTAGTATATAAAGGTGATTTAAACGTTAAAGTTACTGGTGATTTAAACTATGATGTTGCAGGTAATATTACCGTAAAAACTAGAAATAGAACAGAAACAATATTAGGTTCAGATAGAAAAACAGTAAATGGCAATGTCGGGCAAATCATAAGAGGTGGTTATTCTACTACTGTAACTCAACAAGTCACTGATACATTTTTAGGTGAGCATTCACATAATGTAAAAGGTACATTCAGTAATAATATTGATGGTGATGCTAATTACTTTTCTAGTGGAATATCTACTATTACTTCAGAATCTAGAAGTATTATGTCAACTCCAGATTTAGATATTAGAGCAACATCATTAGATATTTGGGGAGCTTCAGGAGTTATAGGTAGCACTGGAATGTTGTATAGCGGTAATGGTGCTATATTCGAAAAAGGTGTTACAGCATCAAAGTTTACTGGCGATTTAGACGGAACTGCACAAAATGCAGTATCAGGCGGAACTGATACAGATCCTGGTTCAAGTCATAGTTTTAGTGTTTCAGGTGATGGAACACCTAGTATTACTAAACCGACTCCAGCAGCAATCACTGAAGATTTAAGCGAGCCAGACACAGGAATAAGAAAAATTCTTATTGATGTAGGTAGTTTCCTTAAAAACTTTATTGATAAATCTACTGCGTATGATGGTATTGATACTGTAGATCAAACAACTGGTCAAGTAAGATCTAAACTCAGAGATGAAAAAAATAGATCAAATTCTAAATATATTAGCTCTGTTATTTCTGAAGGGTTATTGTCTACAAACTATTTTAATGCTTCACCGCCAGCTATTGGTAGGTCAATCACCGGAAACTCATCACCTAAATTTGGTCAAACCAGGATTGGCCAAGTAACAACTAATTCTGCTGTTGACCCATTTCTTCCGGTAAGAGTTGAACCAACAAATATACTACCAGATCCTTTTTATAATCCAAACACAAAAGATAAATTGACCTCTGCAACTAAATTAGCACCTGGTGTTACATTGGGCCGATTCTTTGGTGCTACAAACGATCCTACTAACATTGATTTTATTAAAGATCAAACTGCTTTAAAACAGATTGCTCGTAACCTTTATCCTCAAGCTGTTCTAATAAGATCTATTCAATTAAATAATGGCGCATTTAAAAATTATAAATTGGATGTTGCTGAAGGTGTTTACAGACCTGGCCCGAAGGAGATAATATCAGCAAATAGTATAAACGATTTAAAGTCTAAAGGCAGAGCAATAGTTTATGAATTATTTAATGAAAGCGGTGAACTGGCTATTGCTGATACTTTTGATCTAGCCGAATTCTGGAAAGACACGGTAAACTTTGAAAAAATGATTTTGTCATATGATACAGTTGATCCTACAGGCAAATTACGAGCACAAATAATTTTGATCATGCCAGAACTTGATGAAACTTTTTCTGCTAGATATAATAGAAAAGTAGAAACACATTTCAATAATCAATTGCAATCCCAAGACGAATTGGTTGAGATATTGAATAATTAGATCACCTGATTTTGATTATAAATAAGTAGAAAGAGAGAACAAAATAATGGCAACATTTAGAGCTTTATCAAGGGAAGATGGTAATCTTACTTCTAGTCTTTTAAATTCTAGATCTAAGCCATATATTGACATTGATCTTCTATTTGAAGCTAAACCAGATAATGGTGATATTTACAAGAAAAAAGATGTTGCTGCAGTCAAACAAGCAGTAAAAACTTTGCTTTTGACTAACAAATATGAAAGACCGTTTTCTCCTCTCTTTGGTTCAGACATAACAAAATATTTATTTGAACTGGCTTATGATGAAACCGAAGACGAAATTAGAGACGATATTATAAATGCTATAGAAGTGTACGAGCCTCGCGCTGAGGTTATCGATGTTTTAGTAAATGTTTTGCCAGATCAAAATAGCATTTCTGTCACTGTTGAATTTAAGGTCATTAGTACAGATGAAATATCAAGTTTAACAACTACAGTATCAAGGCTCAGATAACATGGCTACTACAATTAGATCTACAGCACTAGATTTTGACAATATTAAAAACAATTTAAAAAAGTTTTTAGCAAATAAAGAAGAGTTTCAAGACTATAACTTCGAAACTTCTGGGTTATCAAACCTTCTAGATGTGTTGGCATATAACACACATATGAATTCTTTGATTGCAAACTTTGCCCTGAATGAATCATTTTTAAGTACTGCACAACTCAGAAGTTCTGTTGTTTCCTTGGCAGAAGGTATTGGATATATACCTAGATCTAAAACAGCGGCAAAAGCATCAGTAAAAATATCTTTTAATACTAATGCTGCAGGTGCTCCTGGTTCTGTCACTTTACCTAAATTTACTAGGTTTAACGCTGATGTGGATGGAGTATCATACGTATTTCAAACTATTGATAACTTTACTGCTTCTGATAATGGTGCTGGATTTTATGAATTTAATGGTTTAGATGGAAGTACTTCAATTGACTTATTTGAAGGAACATTTAGAACTAAAACATTTTATGTAGGTGAATATGCCGATAATCCTGTTTATATAATTCCTGATACACAACTAGACACTTCAACCGTGTCTGTCGAAGTCTATCCAGATGCTTCTAGTACTGAAGAGGTTCCTTATATCAACATTAATCAAGCTAGTAAAATCGATGATAACACTGCTGTTTACATTTTAAAAGAATCACCAAACGGATTTTTTGAACTATCATTTGGTGATGGTGAAACGTTTGGCGTATCTCCAAAGGCTGGTAATAGAATAGTTGTAAATTACTTGGCTTCTTCCGGTGAAACTGCAAACAATGCAAGTAGATTCGATCCGCAAATTAACTTTGTATCAGGCACTATTAATACTACATTAAAAGTGGTAACACAAACTATTTCAACAGGCGGCGGTGAATCTGAAACTATCGAATCTATTAGAAAAAATGCACCATTTCAATACGCATCTCAAAATAGAATGGTAACAAATGAAGATTATTCTGCATTAATTTTAAAGAATTTTTCTAATTATATTAATGATATTTCTTCATGGGGTGGAGAAGATAATTTAGATCCAGAATTTGGAGCTGTTTATGTTTCTATAGTGTTTGATGATGATATATCAAGAGCTATTCAAAGAAGTATAAAAACATCTATTATAGAACTAGCAAATCAATTACAAGTTATTTCGTTTAGACTCAGGTTCGTAGATCCAGAAATCACATTTATTCAATTAGAAACAAGCTTTCAATATAATCCAAATCAGACATCATTATCAAAAAATGGATTAAAAACAAAAACAGCTTCTAAAATTGCAGAATACTTTACTAACAATACTGGTAAGTTTAATGAAGCGTTTAGACGCTCTCCAGTTTTAACTATTGTTGATGATGTTGATCCATCTATATTATCTAGCCGTCAAACAGTAAAAATGCAAAAAAGATTTGTGCCAACAGCACCAACATTAATACGAACAATTAATAATGATATTACTGATATTTTAGCTTTGCCAGATGATTTGATGACTAAAGTAGTAATCGCTGTTTCAAAAAATAAATATAATGATGCTGCAAACTTAATTTACAATACAGGTCTAAGCACATATTCGTCATTAAGTTTTAATGCTATTAGAACTGCATTGACTGCAGTAGATAATAGTACTAGCACTACTTTAAGATATCCAAATAACATTGCTGTTTCTGATGATGATGTTTATATTGTGACGTCATCTATATTCACATTTTCAGGACAGACTTGCACCATAAAAAATAAATTTAGTTCTAATACTTTACAAATTGTTGCTGATAACGGAAATGTTCTTGTTGACAATATAGGTTCATTTTCAAATGACACTATTACAATAAACTATTTTAATCCTACAGCATTAGTTGGAAATGTAAATTATATTAAAATATCTGTTTTACCGGCAAATCAAAGTGCTATAGTTCCTACACGTAATAATATAATTCAATACGATGAAGCCGATTCAATAGTTAATGCAATTACTACATCAGCCGAAAATTAATAAAAATGTCATATTTAGATAAAACTCTTACTGATAATAATAGGCGCGAGCTTAATCTGCATATGGCAGAGATTAATAATGTAGTACCTGCTCATTTTTTATCGGATTATCCAAAACTTATTGCTTTATTAGAGGCTTATTACGAGTTTTTAATACAAGAAAATGAGCCTAATGATAGAATTCAAAAATTAAATAGAACTCGTGATGTAACGGAAATAGATGATTCTTTATTAGAATTTTTAGAAGATGAATTATTATTAGGAAAAGCTTACTTCCAAGGGTGGTTTAACAAAAGAGAAGCTGCAAAGTTTTCAAATACCTTATATAGATCCAAAGGTAGTTTATATGGTATTCAACAGTTTTTCAGGGCATTTTATAATATTGATGTTGATGTTACGTATCCGAGAGAACAAATACTTAAAACTCAGCAATCAGTAAAAAATGAAGACGGTGTTTTAGAATCAACCTCTTTAGTAATAGGACCAACTGGCGGCAAAATAACTAATGATAAATTATTTCAAGAATTAGCTATTTTAATTAAAGCTGGTCTAAACGTAACTACATGGATTGATAATTATAAATTATTTGCACATCCGGCAGGAATGTATTTAGAAGGCACAGTGCAAATTGTTTCGGTAAATGATCAAGTCGGTAAAGATGCATATTCTTATGCAGGACTAGTAGATCCAGAAATGCCTGATATTGTTCCAGAAGTTACGGTTGTAACTAATGTAATATCTTCAGCGATAGTATCACTTGGAACTAGTTATTATAACCCAACAACATATGTTTATGATTCTGCTGACGTTGGTTATGAATCAGGTAACTTTGCGTTTGCGGATAGTGCTACTTCAACTATCAATACTGGCTCTCAATATAATGAAATTGTTTATCAGAACGATAGTAGTTCTACTGGATTCTTTGATGTTTATAAAACACAAAGAGTGGAATCAGCAACACTTATTGGTAATATCGCTGATAACTATGCTACGCTACAAGAATTCTTAGATGTTGATGGCGCAACTCTCGATGATAGCGATATGTTGTTGAGTAATACAATCTTTGATACGTTTGACAAAGATCGACACCAATAACTAATATAAATAACACTAATCAAATCAAAAGGTAAATCATGGCAAAGCAATCTTTAAATTTAGGCTCTACAGCTAACGATGGAACTGGTGATCCGTTAAGGACTGCGGGTGACAAAATTAATGATAACTTTGATGAGCTATATAATTTAACTCAATCTGCTGTCGGATCAGTTAGATTCGCTGCTGCTTCATTTAGTCCTGTACTATATACAGGAAGTGAATCTATAACTTCAAATGCTTTGGTATTTTCAAATAAAGCGACTGCTCAGTCGTTGACTATGTTAAACGGTTCTGCTGATGGAGAAATAAAAATATTTGTTAACATTAACGCAGGCACACTTACCGTGAATGCGACAAGTTCTAATATAAGCACTCCAGCTGGTGGAACGTCGTTTACAATACAAGCTCGTGGTTCTGCAATTATTGTTTGGTCGGCTACAGCAGCAAAGTGGTTTATGGTAAGCACAGACCTTTCAAATACAACAGTAACTTCTACATAACAGGATTTTAATATGACTGCAATTATTACAGAAAGATTAAGAAGAAAGCTTTCTCAAAATATTTACAATGACATAGATTCTAGCGCAAATGAATACTATATTGCTATTGGTAAATCTGAGCAGTGGCAAACGGGAAGTGACACTGTCAGAACACCTGAGGTTACTGAAAGAGAAGAAAGACTTTTTAGATATAGCGTACAGGCTGTAGGTAAAGTCGGAACAGATTTTAAATTTACAGTTCCAAAATATACGTGGATAACAAATACTGTTTATAGTGGTTACAATGATAATATTGCTGCTCATCCAACAACTTCCTATTATGTAATTACCAGTGATAGAAATGTTTATGTTTGTTTAAAACAAGGCAAAAATGCAAATGGTGAAGCTGTAGTATCAAATCAAAAGCCGGTACATACAGGAAAAACTCCTGTTACAATGTCTGATGGATACACATGGCGTTATCTTTATACACTATCAAATGCAGACTTTACAAATTTTGTTACTTCAGCTTATATGCCTGTAAATGATGCAGATTCGGCATCAGATTCTGGACAAATATTAGGTTATAGAATTCTTAATTCAGGTTCAGGTTATAGCAGTACGCCTACTATTAATATTATAGGAAATGAAGATAGCGCAGCTGCTGCTACACCAGTATTATTTAATTCTCAAATTGTAGATGTTTTACCTGTAGCATACGGTAAAGGTTATGATTATGCTAATATTTCAGTTACTGGCGGTGGGGGATCTGGAGCCGAGATTGTTCCAATTTTTGGACCAAAAGCAGGTCTAGGTGTCGATACTAAAAATGATTTACGCGTTAGTGCTGTGATGACTTCTGTTGATTTTACTGGTAATGGTTCAGGAGATCTTGTAGTAGATAATGACTATCGCCAAATCGGCATTTATAAAAACATTCAACCGTATGGTTATATAGGTGATAGTAACTTTACAGATACGCTCGGAAGAGCATTAAGATATATGACAGTTAATTCTGTAACAAACTTTGCTATAGATGACACGCTTTCAAAAACAGAAGCGGGTGGGACAGCGCAAGCATATATAGATTATATCGACGTAGCAAATTTAAGAATATGGTATCACCAAAATGAAGATACCGGTTTTATTAATTTTACTACTGGCGCAGGACTAACTTCAACAAGTGGTGGATCTGCGACAATAGCTTCATTTACCGATCCAGAGGTTGATATTCATACAGGTGAAGTACTGTATATAGATAACAGGGCGGCAATCGATAGAACAATTGAAAGTAATGATGATATTAAGATTATCTTCCAAATTTAAGGGTTTAAAATGGCAACTTCAGTAACAAGCACAACTTTTAGTGATGTCTATAATGATGATTATACTGACAGCGCTGATTATCATAGAATTCTTTTTAATAGTGGTAGAGCACTCCAAGCGAGAGAGCTTACTCAAATGCAGACTATTATTCAAAAAGAAGTTGCACGCCTTGGAAATTATATGTTTAAGCAAGGAGCAATTATTAATGCTTCTGGAGGTTCACTAGCCGCTAGAGATAATGCTATTGATTTTATAGTTTTATCAGGATGGTCAGGAACTGCTGCTGAATTTGCTGATCTTGTGGGTAAAACAATATCTCATAGTGATGGACTCACTGTAAGAGTTAAAGCAGTGCTGACTCAGGCTGAAGCAACTGCTTTAACAAATATTGGTTCAGGCGTTGTTACTCCTGGTTATACACTTTTAGTTGAATATGTAAGTGACAATCAAAGTGGAAGAAGTGTATTCTCTGCTGGTGATACTATTACACCTGAAGCCGTTTGGTCTGGTTCTGGAAGTATTACAATTGGAAGCGCCAATACTCCAATAGGTAGAGGTTCTTTAGTAGAATTACCAGATTTAAATATGTTTGCAAATGGGTTTTTCCTAAGGGCGGATAAACAACTAATCGTTTTAGATCCTTATGACACTCAACCAACTGCAACAGTTGGTTATAAAGCCGTTGAACAAGTGCATACAGTTTCAGATGACACTGCGTTATATGATAACTCTGGAGCAACACTTAATACCACATCACCTGGCGCAGACAGATACAAAATTACATTAACATTAGTAACAGAATCTGTTATTACATCAGCAGATACTTTTATTCCTGTTATGGCTATAAACAACGGTGCTGCTGAAGCTATTATTACACAAGATTCTCAAACTAATGAATTAGGTAAGTTGCTAGCCGATAGAACATCTGCTATTTCTGGTGATTTTATTTCTAAAGACCCATCAGGAACTTTTGCTTGTGAAGTTTCAGCAGATAGCGCCGATTCAGATTTTTATAATATCATCGTTTCACCAGGCATTGGTTTTGTGGATGGGTACAGAGTTCAAAAATTAGAACAGACTGTTTTAAGAGTTGCAAAACCTCGTAGCACTACAGATGATATTACGACGCAAACTAATCAATCAACAAATTTTAGTTTAGGTAACTATTATCTTTTAGATAGTGTTGAAGGTAATTTGATTTCATTAGCGACCGGCGGTACAGCTAATCTATTAGATTCTGCTAATGCAATTATGGGTACTGTAAAAATTATTAATTTAGATAAATCATTTAATGGAACTGACTTTGATTATAAAGTCCATATGGCTGATTTAAGCTTTAATCATAACAATGGTTCTGGCCAAAATAGAAAAAT